TTATGGACGTGATTTTCCACTCATCGCATCCCCGAATTTTTTAGCTGCATCGACTTGCAGATTTGGGGTAACATGACTATAGATGTCCAAGGTGATACTGGTTCGACTGTGTCCTAACCGTTCGCTGACGATCTTCGGATGCTCTCCCAGCTGCAGCATGATGCTGGCGTGGGTGTGGCGTAAATCGTGAAATCGGATTTTGGGTACTCCTGCTTTCTCCATCATCCGGTGAAAATTCCGGATGAGGTTCCTGGGGTGGATCGGATTCCCTTCCAACGTGCAATTGACCAAATCTTGATCTTGATACCCGTTGCCAAGCAACAGCTTTTGCTGGTTCTGCTTGGCTTTGTGTTTTTTTAGAGCGGAGAGCACCTGGCTGGTTAAAGTAATGACCCGCTTGGATCCTTTGGTTTTTGGCACCTGGAACATCAACCCCTTTCTTGTTCTCCCCAGGGTTTGTTGGATGCGGATCAGCCCCTGATCCAAATCGCAATCTTTCCACCGGAGCCCCAAAATCTCCCCTTGTCTCATACCTGTATGAATCGCCAAAAGATAAGGCAGGTAATAATGCTGGTCTTCGACACACGTAAGGAATCGATTGGCTTCCTCGATGGTCCAGGTGGGCTTTTCTTTTCCGCTGGGTTTTGGGGGGTTCACAAGTTCTACCGGGTTTTTGGAGAGGATTTGCCATCGTACCGCTTGGGTTAGGGATTTATGGAGGATGGAGTGCATATATCGCACGTAATCTCCCGAAAAACCCTCCTCCAATTTCTTGGAATAAAATTTCTGGATCCGAACCGGAGTCACTTCACTTAATTTTATTTGGCCCAGTTCCGGATTTATGTGCTTATCGATCACGATCTGATGGGTATCCAAGGTGGTATCCCTCATGGTTTGTTTGGCGGAGGAGTCGATCCATTCTTGCAGGTATTCACCCAGTGTGGATTTACTAGGTTCCACATACTCACCTTTGTTCAGCTGGGCAATCAACTCCGCACAGGCTTCCTCGGCTGCCTTTTTGGTCTTAAATCCTCCCTTTGTCTTCTGCTTGCGCTTCCCTTGGGCGTCCTTCCCGATATCCAGCGTAAAGGACCAGGTCTTCCCCCGCTTCCGAAAGTAGCCTTTCATTATTCATCACCCATGTCGATACATTTTTTCATCACTCAACATCAAAGAGAACTTTCAGTAACCGTATAGCTTTTTTCTGTTCCTTTTGACTGCGATACTTTAACATCAGGTATGCTTCCTCTGCGTAGTCTGTTCCTTTATCGGTGGTGGGATTGCTTGGTGATGGGGCACTGTCTTCATCGACCACCACGATCAGTTCAGCATTGACCATCGTAGTTAGGTTGTTCTCGATCTGCTCTTTGTACCTTGTAATAACCCAGTCACGTGAAAAATCATTCGGCGCAGCTACGATTAACTTGTTTTCTTCAAAGCATATGGGTTTCAATCCTTTGATCCAAGTGTCAAAGGAAGCGCTTGACAGTTCGCCTTTTAAACTCTCTATGGTACGTTCCCACAGGGCCTCTGCTGCCTCTCCCATTCTATGTCGCCTCCTTAGTGGATTCCTTACTTGGCACGTTTCAGAGCGTCAATTTTTGTCTCTTGTTCAATTGACCTAAGTGCCAGCTTTTCCATGATCTGCTCCGAGCGCTCTTGTCCAACCTTTAGGTCTTTGATATCCCCCTCCATCCGAGCCAGACGTTCATTGATCCCTTTTATCTCGGCTCCCTGTTCTTCCAGCCGACCACGGACTGCCTTCAGGATCGTTCCATGCTCGTCCATCTGATTTTCCATCGAATCCAATCGTCCCAGGATTGCCTGCAGCATGTCCTTGATTTCATCACTCATTCCGGGTCCTCCTAAAAAGGTAAATCATCATAGTCGATATCGATGGGCTTTCCATCCCTTTCTCGTTGAAGTTCTTCCCAAGATTTAAAAAGTCCCAGATGGGCAATGAATGTCTCTGATCCACAGTGTTCACAGTATCTAGCATCCGCAGGATTTTGTGCACCACATCCACCATACGGAACTTCTACAACAATGTTGGCTTTCTCAGGGTTGAATAAGTCAGAGTTTGTGCAAACATTGTATAAATACAGGCCGCATAATTTGCAGAACTCTGCTCCGTCGGAAAATTCACCATTCCCGCATCTAGGACACACTAAAAACTTCCCAGTGTCTTCATCCATGATGATACTGTTAATTTTATTGCTCATAAAGGACCGCCTCGGATTTCTTTTGTAGTTAGAAATTAGTCCAAAAACTTCCTCGGGATCAATGCAGTAAGTAACAGGGGTTAAATATTGCTCAAATTGTTCACATAGTAGCTCGTCTGCTTCACAATATGGAATTTGAAAACCTCGCCATTTAATATCTCGCTCTCTATTTCCTGAAGCCGTATATGTTATCTGACATAGATATTCTATATCTTGTTGCTGCGTAGCTCCAAGTTTTTTAAGTATTGCCATAGGCGCCAGTACTTCCGCAGCAAATGTATCTACCTCTCTTTCGAGAACGTAATATTCAGGCTCAGTAAGCCCGCCACGATACAGTTTGCTTTCGTTAAATTCCATTAGATGGCCGAGGAATATATGGCCTATTTCGTGCATGATTGTCCATTTGATTTTCTCTGCTGGATATTGATTTTCGTCATAAATGATTTTGAATTTACCGGTTTTTGGGTTGCGGCAGGCTACTCCTTCTGAGCCTTTTAAGGCTTCAATGATCTCTTCCCTGGAGCATCCTTTGTATTTGGCGATTGCCCCAACAGTAACCAGTTCCCAGCCGTTATTCTTTGCGATGGAAAATGGATCGACTGGTAGCCATTGAATGTCATTTAGAAGAATAAACTCACGTGCTTTTCTCAATGCAAATTCAATGCGAGGAGAGGTTGGTATCATTTATTCTTAAAATCCTCCGAGAATATATCGTTTACGATTTCACGAAGTAATTCTTGTTTACCCTTCTCATCCAGCTTTTTCACTTTACGTGCGATGGCTCGAAAATCATCCGTGTCATCATTATCTGTATTGGTGCCAGGATCAGAAGTACGGCCCGGTACTGGAGGAAACGGCCCAACTGACAGCTGTAAAAGAGGCCTATGGACTTGACTTTTCTGTATCCGGGGCCATCTACAAAAAACATTGCAACTGAGAGGAGCGTGATCCACATTGACCCGTGAAGATTACCCGCTGATCCTCAAAGCCGAGCATATTGCCGAAATATTACAAATTTCCAAGCGACGTGCTTACGAGGTGATGGACTACACGGACTTTCCTCTGGTACGTGTGGGCCGGTCTAAGCGAGTCGGCCGGGATGCTTTCTTCCGGTGGATTGACAGACATGAAAAGGAGGTGGGTCAATCGCCCAATTAAACCGTACCAAGGTTTCCTGAAACACAGAACTGATCAAATGTTTCAAAGAGGAGGGTAGTTATGACGGAATTTGGGACTGTGCAGAAAGAGGCGCGGAAACAGGCGGATTACACACAGGAGCAATTTGCACTGGAGCTTAACCTCAGTCGACCGGCCTTGGCCAATATTGAATCCGGTCGGCGGAGGATGCCGAGGGATCGGATGAAGGTTGCGAATGAGGTAATGGATGATGGATTTTATGCGATGGCTACGGTTCAGGAAGTTTTGGGAGAAACCTGGATTCCGGTGCTGGATGGGGTGGATCTACACCGGTCCGCTGTCAGGGAAAAAGCCATCGAAGAGATCCGGGAGGCGATGGATCAGATCACGGCGACTAGCATGGTCAACCAGCCGGATCCGAAGCGAAGGGACGAGGTCCAAAATCTCCTGATGGAATGCATTGATGTCATTGTCTGCTTGACCCACTTGGTGGCGGTCATTTGCCGGGAGTTTGGGATCAGCTGGGTGGGGATGTGGCGGGAGTACCACCGGAAGGCGGAAGAACAGGGGTATCTCAAAAAGAAAAAGCGCCACAGAGGGCGCTGAGAAATAGCTAAATCCATAATACCACAGGTAAGGAGCGAGAACAAATGTCCGTAATCCCTTTCAGGATCCCCGGGATTCAGAGAGTCACCGGGGTGGTAGTCACTCAAAACATCGCTGGTCATCTGGAGCGGGAAGTGATGGTCCGGGTCAGGTTTGAAAGCGGGCATGAGATCACCACTCCTCTGTTGCCGACGATGCGGGCACTTCTCGACCTGGAACACCCTCGGGATACGATCGGACGGATGATTGTCCGGGAGTGTCTGGACGCAGGGAGGTGAAAAGCATGTTGCAGGGTGTGAAGCGGGTGACGGGTTATGTGGAAGATCAAGCGATGGCCCGGGTGGTCCTGGAGGATGGCACGATCATCCACGGTCCGATGATGCCAACGATGGCAGCACTCTTGCGGGTCGGCATCCATGACCCGGTAGTAAAGAAAAAACCCACCCTCAGAGTGGTGGGCAGATAAAAAAACAAAGCTTACTCCCAAGTATAGCACAGCCGGAAGAGATACCCAAGGGAGGAGAGAAGCGCGTGGAGCTTTTTCATAAACGGTTGGGAGATCTGTACTTCAAATACGAGAAGATCGGGCTTCACCACATGAAGCCCATGGAAGCACTTGAATTTCAGGAATGCCTGAAAGCCAACGCATTCTGGGCTAAACGCTTGAGCCGGTATGAAGCCCTTGCCCAGGCAGCGGAGGCTGGCGGAGATGAAGCGTGGAGAAGGCAGATCGATCAGATCATCGATCACCATCTGCTCAATACCACAGGAGGGAACTCCTGAGATCACCCGGGAGGTGAACTGAGTGACTAAGGCCTACATTTGGCTGCCATCCGTGGGCGGAGATACGGAAAACCGGCTCATGGTTGAGGGGGTTGACGTGGAAAATCTGCACACCCAAGTCCTTGAACAGGGTTTCACAGGAGCTTTTTGGTTCAACGGTCATGCACAAGTCATCAATCTGAGCCTGGTAACGGACATTGCGTTTGTGGATGAGGACTGAAAGTCTGCCGGGGCACTCCCCGGCAATCCAAACTCAAGGAGGAAAGCTGAATGGCTGTAGATCGTAGCATCATGCAAATGCCGGTCGGAGGAAACCGACAAATCAAAGACCTGTTTTTGGAGAAGCCGGTGGAACGGATCACAACTTCGATGGACCTTGACTGCGCCTTGGCTCAGTACAAAGAGCACAAGCAGATCATCGAGGAGTACACCCAGCAGAGAGACGAAAGGATCGCACAGATAAATATGTGGTTGGCCAGTGTCACCAAGGGAACACCTGCAGGAGATGGAGCGGATCGAGGGTCTTCTGCGGGAGCATCATGAGCGCCGGCTTCAGGAGAACCCCAAGGCAAAGACCATCAAACGGCCTTTTGGCCAGTTGAAGGCCCGCAAGTCCCCCGACAAATGGAACTACCGGGAAGACGACCTCCTCCGGTGGGCGAAGGAGAACCGTCCGGATCTGGTCCGGGTGAAGGAAGAGCCAAACAAGCAGCAGCTGAAGCAAAAAACCCAGGTGAAAGACGGTTGGGTCTACACCGAGGACGGGGAACGGGTGGAAGGTGTGATGGTCACCCCCGGCGAGATCCAATACAAGGTTGAGGTCAAGTGAAAAAAAGTAGGGGGAACTTTTTCCTCCCCCCCTTTATTCTCTGTGAAGGAGGAGTACCGATGATGAACCGGATTATGGCAGCCGTCGGCCGGCAATTGAACGGTGAGGAACCTCGGAGTGGTGATTTGTTCGGTTTCAGATTCCGGGATGCAGTGGCCATGGTGGAGTTCGAGGGGGGAGATGTGAAAGTGAACGTCACACCGATCCATGAGAACTTCGATGAAAATATCTATATTTCCCTGGAGGACGATGAGTGATGTTCACGTACCGGAAAAAATGCAGTCTTTGCCACGAGGTGAAAACAGGGGTGCCGATCACTGGAGACTTTGGTCATACATGCTTGGAATGCATTGTCTTCAGTTACCGGGAGACATTGGCCGAGGAAGATCAGGACAACGAGCAGCTGAACGAGGAGCTGGGAATCACTTTTGGGAGGGGCGAATGAGCATGAAAACAGCGATCAACTCCAACGTGGTAGGGATCACCGTCGATTATCAGGGGTATCAAGGTTACTTCGCGGTCGGTGTCTCCAACTGGGTCAAAGGATTTGAGGCGATGGACAGGGCTTTCCATCATCTGAAGCGCGGCGATATGGAGAACATTCTGTTGGGACCGGTGAAAGAATCCGCGGATGATCTCTTGGCCCCCGTATTGGAACTGACAAACGCCGAAGGGGATACAATCCGGGCAAACCCACACGTCATTGGGGATTACATCGTCGGAGTAAAAATCCTCACAGGGGATGAGATCCAGGTGATCGAACAAGCCCAACCCAACAGTTTGTTTCAAAAACTCAAACAGGCCTTTTCATAAATCTCCCGGGGCTTTTGCCCCGGTCACATTGGAGGCAATTCCATGCTCTTGCCGACGGAAAAAACACAGCCAAAACAAGACCTCGAGGATTAAAGCATTTTGCTCTATGGTCACCCCAAAATCGGGAAGTCCACCTTCTGCAGTCAGATGGATCAGCCCCTTTTCCTGGCCACGGAGCCTGGGCTGAAAGCTCTCTCGGTGTATGAAGTACAAATTCCGGATTGGCCCACTTTTCTCAACGCCTGTGCCGAAATCGCCAAGGGGGAACATTCCTTCAAAACCATCGCCATTGATACCATCGACAACCTGTGGACAGCTTGTGCGGAGTACGTCCGCGACAAGATGGGGATCCAGCACGAATCTGACTTGGGATACGGGAAAGGATGGACCCTGGTCCGGAACGAGTTTTCCCGGGCGATCCGGAAACTGTCTTTTCTCCCATACGGTCTGGTGATGACCAGCCACGCTGAACTGTCCCAGGTCAAAACCCGGACAGCAGAAATCACGAAAGCCGTCCCGACGATCCCAAAGACCGGGCGAGGATTCATCATCGGGCTGGTGGACATCATCCTGTATGCCGAGTCGATGGAAACGAATGAAGGGGAGGTCCGGGTGATCCGGACCAAACCCAGTGAAAAGTGGGAGGCGGGGGATCGTACGAAGCGTCTTCCGGCAGTTCTCCCCCTAGACTATCCAACATTCAGCGACGCATTCCACAACCAACAAGATGAAGGAGAGGATCAGCAATGAGCTGGGCCAACATTCTGAAGCAATATGAACAAGAGTTTAAGGAAGCGGAAGTCAACTCCTATACTGAGCTGCCCGATGGGAAATATACCGTCAAGGTGGAAACGGCACGGCTAAAGGAGAGCAAGAATCAAGGGATCCCGATGCTCGCATGGGAGTTCGTGGTGGTGGATGGGGAATATGAAGGTCGCCACGAGTGGAAATACAGCTTGATCATGCCGGAGCGGATGCAATGGCTGAAACAGGATCTCTTCAGTGCCGGATTGGAACTGGAGGAGCTCCACAGGTTGGAGGAAGAGCTGCCGAGCCTTCTGGACCGGCTGTTGGAAATCAAAATCGAAACCAAGATGAGCAAAAACGGCAAGGAATACCGGAACGTCTATATCCAGAAGGTTGTGGACCGCACACCTTCCCAGAAGCCGGAGAATCCCTTCAGTCCGAACAACCCCTTTGCGGATGACGGTAAACCCATCAACATCTCGGACGACGACCTGCCGTTCTGATCACCGGGGGGGCTTTTGCCCCCAACTTCTTTCATCTTCAGGGAGGTGCACAGATGTCCATGACTCTGACAAAGCCGTCCATTCAAATGAGGCCGTATCAGCTGGAAGTGCACAGCGCTTTGGATGATTTCCATGCAGAAGGCGGACGCCGGGGAGTAGTGAATCTGCCGACCGGGACGGGGAAGACCATCACCGGTCTGGACTATGCCCGGAAGAAGGGCGGACGGCTGATTTGGTTGGCGCATCGCGATGAACTGATCACCCAACCGATCCGGGCGATGCAGGCCGTGTGGCCGGAAGCCAGCACCGGGATTGTGAAGGCCAAACAGAATGAGATGAATGCCCAGTGTGTGTTTGCCACCGTCCAATCTCTTTACCGACGACTGGATCAGCTGCCGACTTTGGGCCCGGATGACCTGGTGGTGGTGGATGAATGCCACCATGCAGCGGCGGATACCTACCGGCTAACCTTGGAGGCAGCGGGAGCCTTCCGTCCCGATGGACCGCCCGTAGTGGGGCTGACAGCGACGGTGGAGCGAGGAGACCGCCGGGGGCTGGACGATGTATTTGAAAAGATCGTGTATCAGTATCAACTACTGCAGGCGATCCGTGACGGATATTTGGTAGACCTGAAGACCGAGCGGATCCATCTGAACCTTGATTTGGATGAGATCCACACCGTGGCCGGCGACTTCAACCAGGGCGAGCTGGATGATGCTTTGCTCCAAGCCGGGGTTGCCCAGGCGGTAGCAGATGCCTACATCGAGCACGCATCAGATCGGAAGGCCATTGTATTCACGGTCAGCGTGGATCAGGCGCGACGAACGGCGGAAGCGCTCCAGTCCCAGGGGGTGGCCGCCGAGTGGGTGGCGGGGATCCTCTCGACGGAAGAGCGTCGGGCGATCCTGCAGCGGTTGAAGACCGGGGAGACCCAGGTGGTGGTCAACTGTATGGTTCTCACCGAAGGATTCGATGAGCCGACGGTGGAGTGCGTGATAGTGGCCCGTCCGACCAAGTCCCGCCCCCTCTACATCCAGATGATCGGCCGCGGCACACGGAAGGCCCCCGGGAAGAGGGATTGCCTGGTGCTGGATGTGACCGGGGTCTCCCGCCGGCATGATCTGATGACGGCTCCGACGCTCTTCGGATTGAAAGAAACGGAACCTGGGGAGACGATCACAGAAGCTCTAGATCGGGAGGAAGACGAAGATAAAGCCCAACGGAACACGGAAGCGAATCGGCTCCGGTCGATCTTCGATGAGGAGGACAACGAGTTTCAGGAGTTTCGCCAAATGATCCGGTGGTTGAATGTGGGGGCGGATATCTATGCCCTTTCTGCCGGGGAGGCGGGGACGGTGGTGCTTCATCCAGCGGGAGATGGGTATCAAGCGAGAGTATTGAAACCGAACCAGCCGGATGAATACCTGACCAAAGCGCCTGTGTGGTTGGAGCTGGCCCAAGGTGTCGCGGAAGATTATCTCCGCCGGGCGAGCACTCTGGGTTTGATCCGGACGGATGCCCGGTGGAAGTCCGATCCTGCCACAGCGAACCAACTACGGCTGTTGGAAAAGTTCCGGATCTATCCCGGGCGGCCCTTGACCAAAGGGGAGGCGGGAGACGAGATCACCAAAGCCATTGTCCGGTGGAAATTGAGAATTGCATGATTGAGACCGGGCGTAGCCGAATCTGATGAACAGCAGGTGATGAAATGGCCGTAAATCAACCAAATCAAATAGAACCACTCCGGGAAGCGCTGCGCCTGGCCAGTCATGGGGTGAAAGTGATTCAGATTCATGCGCCGACCCGCCGGGGGTGCAGCTGCGGCCGGAAAAAATGCGGGAAGAGTATCGGAAAACATCCGCTTTTGGAAGCCTGGGCGGAACATGCCACGGCGGACTCAGACACTATCCGGCGAATGTGGGAGAAAAAACCTTGGGCCAACGTCGGGGTCCCGATGGGGAATGTCAACGGCTTGTTTGCCATCGATGTGGACGGACCGGAAGGACAAGAAACACTCCAGAAATGGATCCAAGAACACGGAGAGCTCCCCGCCACCTGGCAGGTAATGACCGGAGGCGGCGGGATGCAGATGTGGTATCGGGTTCCAAAAGGAATAGAAATTCCCAACAGTGTGAAGAAAATTGGGATCAATGTGGACATCCGGGGGACTGGCGGGCAGTCGGTTGCCCCCGGGAGTCTACATCAAAGCGGGAGCCGTTACCGGTGGGCGCCGACTCGGCGCCCGGAAGATTTGAAACCTGCGGATCCTCCAGAATGGTTAGTGGATAAGATCCGGGAAGTGATCGCCGATCAGCAGCAGGCAAAACTGGCCAAAATCCAGACAGAAGAGATCCATCTCTCCCTATCGCCCAAACAGTGGTGGGCGGAATGGTTTTCAGTTCATCGTCGGGAGATGATGGATCCGGATTTTCCCCGGAAGCTCCGCGGACCCTGGGCGAAGATGCCCAACCAGCTGGCCCGGATGGCGTTGATCTTACACATGACCCGGGTGGTCTGCGGCGAAGTGGAAGGAAACGAATTGGACGAGATCAGTCTGCACCGGGGAGTCCAGCTGGTGAGGTATTTCAAGAGCCATATTCGGAAGGCATACAACCAGTTGGGAAAGTCGCTGGCAGACAAACGGATTGAAGAGGCGGTCGAGTGGATCCGGAAGCGGGGCGGAACCGTCAAACGGCGTGATATTGTTTCTTATCGAGTTGCTGACTGTAGAAAAAATTCCGATGCGGATACTTTGTTTGAAGAGTTGACGGATTGCGGATACGGAGTAGTCAAAAACCAAAAACCGCCAAGGGGCGGGAGAACAACCGTTATGTTTTGCTTAAACGATTGCTGACGATTGCTGAACGATTGCAGATGGATTTTCAGCAATCGAAAGGGGCAGAAAACGTTGATATTAACGCACTCTTCTCGATTGCTGACGATTGCAGACATCTATATAGAAATAAGCGTTTTTATATAAATTTACATTTAATGTAAATTGTAAATGTCTATCATTCTCTTTTCTCTTATAGTCGCGTCTGCAATCGCTGCAATCGTGGACAAACCGCACGGCACCGATAGTTAACGTTGCTGAAACCGTTTCGGCAATCGTCTGCAATCGATCAGCAATCGAAATGGAGGGACTGAATATGTCGAATATCCAACCGATCCAGAACGAACAGGAATATGAGGAAGTCCTCTCCCGTCTCCGGAGAGGTGCCGAATACATGGAAACACCGGAGTTTCGGAAGAAGCCGAAAGAGTACAAGCAGGCAGCACTTGAGCGGTATAACCAGCTGTCAGCACGGATTATGAGATTCAAGGGGTGGATCTGAATGGGGAGGAGCCAAAAGGAGAAGGGCAATCGTAGAGAGCGCGAGTTCGCCTCTATCATTGGTGGCCAAAGAATCCCGCTTTCCGGTGCAGCCAAACATGTGGGTAGGGCACACACCGGCGATGTAACCGGACTGGGACTTCGATTTGAGTGCAAGGCCCGGAAAGATGGGTTCCGAACTCTTTACAACTGGTTGGATGAGGATGGGATCGATGCCCTGGCATTGAAAGCAGACCGGAAAGATTGGTTGGTAGTTTTGCCGGTTGGTAGGTTCCTGCAGCTGATGGGGAAGGATCCGGACTGATGTGGATCTGGGTCAAATACCGGGATACAACGGGGAGAACGGTTGGATACCTATTCTGGGCCCGGGATCCGGCCATGATGGTGGAATACCTGAGCCGGACCGGCGTTGTACCTGGGTTGGTTGAAAGACTGTGGTTTGATGAGGGAAACGGTTTTGAACCTTGGCGACCGGCGGTTTTAAAACGAATCTGGACAGATATCCAAGGGAGAGGAGCATGACCGTGGAACAACAGACACATTGGAAGATTGGCGACGAGGTCACAGTTCCTGAGTACCATTCCGGCGGTGGCACAGGTGAACGGTGGAAATTGACGGGTGAACGAAAAGGGCGGGTAGTCTATGTCGGTCCAAGGTACATTGTGGTCAACTGGGGGCACTATGAAGAATCGATATGGTTGGATGACCTGGCATACCGGGGAAGCCGGAGCGGAATGTATTGAGAGACTTGAAGGAGGCCGAAGATGGGGACTTTCAAGTTAGGCCAGACGCCACCGTGGGAGATTGAGCGGATCGCCCGTCGGTATGTGAAGAGGAACCCGGGGACAGATTGTGAGACAGCCATCCGCCTGGTGCTGGACCGGATCGGTGAAGAGAGGGATGAGGAAGATATCCAGATCATGGCCCGAAGTGCTGCAAAAGTCCTTAAGGGTATGAACATCGTCAAACAAATCATTTTGGCCTTGGAACAAGATGAGGCGAAAAAGCAGACGAAAGAGCCGGAGTATGAGCAATTGACCCTGTTTGGTTGAAAAACAAAAGTCGGGGATGCCCAGGGGTGAAAGAGGGATGAAAATCTTCATTGTCATCGCCACAGAGATGTATGAACGGGGGTACGACATTGTAGGGGCCCGGTGCACCCGGGAAGCGGCCGAGGCGTTGGCAGAGGACGCCGAGAAGGGGCGATTCCCTCCCACGGCCTGGGTATCAGAATGGGCACGAAAATATTGCACGGTCAGGGATGCCGGGAGGATGGACTACGAGATCGAAGAGGTCTCGGTGGAATAGTGGGGAAGATTCCCGGTCGATAACAATAAGGGGGTGGCGGCAGCCATGGAACCATACCACGATTTATGCACAGAGATAGACATCTTGGAGATTCGGATCAGTGACTTGGAGAATGAGTATAAATTTTGGTACAAGGCTTGTCATCGGGGTGGTCTGCCGCTGGACACCTGCTTGATTCGTATGAAAGAAATTTGCGATCAAGTGGAGATGTATTCCACCATGCTTGAGAAAAAGGAGAAGGCGAGGAAAGAGATTGAAAGTCGTCTGAACCAGTTTGAGGGGTTAGAACAGAAAGTGGCTTATATGCGGGACATTAAAGGAATGACACTTCCAGAGATCGCAGCTCACCTCGGATACAGCTATGATTGGATCAAAAAGTTGAGCGCACGGACAAGGCGAAAAGGCACCAAGAAGGCACTCTCGGGTTGAGATATCGTGGTATGCTGGTAGTAGCAATATGTAGGCCCAAAATCACTTTTTGCGACTACCGTGATGTATCTCCTCACCTAAGACTGCTCCGAGATCGGAGCGGTCTTTTATATGCTATCGGCTTATCTTCGATCAGAAAAATAAAACTTTCTTACTATTACCGATTCCTTTTTAGTTGGGTAGTATTGGGATACCGATTATTGCTAAAAAGGAATGGGTGATTTTTTGAAGAATTTAGCCCGTTTAAAGCGATTGTTGTATGATCGGCGCGGGTCACAAACTATCGAGTATGTAACCATTTTAGCTGCTGGCGTAGCATTGGCCATGATTTTAAATTCTGTTTTTGGCAGCATCGAGATTAAAAATGTTATTCGTGACAAAATTGTGAGTGCTTTCGATGGCAAGGATCAAGCAGCAGAAAAAACAAAAAATCAAAGCTCTTCTAACTTGCTCGCTGTGGATCCTAAGATCAATTCGGACCAGGTAAAAAAACAGCCTCAAGATACCGGCATTCAACAAACATCATCAACTACTAATGAAACCAAAGCTGTGATGGGACCTGTTATTCGTGGATTGCTAGAAGTGCTTAAAAAGGTCGGTGGGAAAAAGGCTGCAAAAGAAGGAGCAAAACTAGCGGCCAAGAAAAAAGCAAAAAGTCAAATTTCAAAGGAAACAGCAGAGTTAGCAAAGAAACATGGAATAAAGTTAAACGGATTTAAGTTAAAGGTCCGAACGAAAAAGGGTAAAGATGGTAAGATAGAAAAATGGGCAAAGACAAATAGAGGAGATGAAAAAAAAACTCAGAAATGGTCATTTAGCCGGAAAGAAGCATCCCAAAACAGGTGTTCCGTTTACCAAAAATGGGTTTCCTAAATTCGATAAGTGGAGTAAAGGTGAAGTTAGGATCCCGAAAGATTATTATTTAAAGTCAGATCCGCGGCAGTTTAAGTATGCTTCACGCCGTCTATGGAACAAGATAAAAAACGATCCAAAGGAGCTTAAGAAATTTACAAAAGAACAGAAAGAAGCATTAAAAGAAGGAAGAAAAAATGTACCCGGTCTAACTTGGCATCATCATCAGCAACAAGGGAGAATGCAGTTAGTTGAAGAAAAAGTCCATAGTGGAACTAATCATACTGGAGGAAGAGACATCTGGGGCGGTGGTCGAGATTTCCGTTAAAGGAGAGTGTTGATCAGTGAAAAAGATCATTTGGGAATATAAACGAACACCGGTAACCGAAGAAGTTCTGAGCGAAAAAGAGAAGTTTCTAGGGATTCGGCTACCAGATGATTTTAGAGGGTTGTTTATGGTAAACCACGGGGCTGAACCGATTCCAGATCTCTATTATGCTCCTAATGGAAACAGTAGAAGCTTTGGGGCTTTGCTTCCATTAGAAGAAGATGAGCAAAGAATGGAATTTACAGAAGCCAATAGTCCATATATGAAAAAAGAGCATGACATGCCGAATAAGATGGTTATATTCTCTATTGACCCCGCTGGTAATTTTTTGTGTTTTGATTATAATCAACTGAACAATGGATACCCCGCGATCATTTTTTGGGATCATGAGGACGGGGTTCCAGAAAAGATTTGTAACACATTTGCTGAGTTACTTAATATGCTTCACGAAGATGACGATGAAGATTAAGGCACCCACCCGGGTGCTTTTTTCATGGCGAAAATGAGGTGGTGATTTGCAATCGAGATCGAGCGCATTTCCATAGAAAAAATTAATCCTGCTGCTTATAACCCGAGAAAAGATCTTAAGCCCAGTGATCCCGAGTATCAAAAGCTACGGCTCTCGATAGATCAATTCGGCTATATTGAACCCTTGGTTTGGAATCGTCGGACGGGAAACTTGGTCGGTGGGCATCAACGCTTGAAGATACTGCAGGAGTTGGGACGAACGGAAGTGGAATGCTCTGTTGTTGATCTGGATGAAGACGAGGAAAAGGCGCTTAATATTGCTCTCAACAAGATCAGGGGGGAATGGGATTTTGAGAAGCTGGCGGAGCTACTGGAGGAGATCCAGCTGACCGGTTTGAATGTTGAGCTTACCGGGTTTGATACGACCGAGATCGACGAGCTGACAGAGCAGTTTCTGAACCCGGATGAATTGAAAGAGGATAATTTTGATGTCGGTGAAGCGGTGGAAGAGATCGAGGATCCGATCACACAGCCCGGGGATGTTTGGCAGCTGGGCCGCCACCGGTTGCTGTGCGGGGATGCGACCAAACTGGAGGACGTCCAGTGCTTGATGGGTGATCAGCTGGCGGACATGGTGTTTACCGATCCTCCGTACAATGTGGATTATACGGGAAGCACCAAACGGAAACTGAAGATCCAAAACGACAACATGGACAGCGAACGTTTTTACGCCTTCCTTCATGATACCTTCGCTAATATGAATGCCGTCACCCGGCCTGGGGGCGGTATTTATGTTTGTCATGCGGATTCGGAAGGGATCAACTTCAGATCGGCTCTTCTTAATACCGATTGGGAGTTGAAGCAGTGCCTGATCTGGGTGAAAAACGCTTTCGTTCTGGGTCGGCAGGATTATCAGTGGAAACATGAGCCGATCTTGTATGGTTGGAAAGCTGGAGGCGCTCATCGATGGTTTGGAGATCGAAAGCAGACTACAGTGATAGATGATCTTGTCCCCTTGGTGGTGTACCAAGAGAAAGAAGGTACGGTCCTATCCTTTACCGACGGCGAGAAGACCGTGATGGTGAAGGTCCCAGCCTACGAGGTGATCTATTCCGGGACAGAGGAAAACACAACCGCGTGGCGATATGAGAAGCCAGTTCGGAACGCCGATCATCCCACCATGAAACCGATAGGGATCCCGGCCAAGGCTATCCAAAACTCCAGCCCTCGGGACGGGATTGTGCTAGACCTTTTTTTGGGCTCTGGATCGACGCTGATCGCATCTGAACAAACCAGACGGTCCTGCTACGGGATGGAGCTGGATCCAGTGTATTGTGATGTGATTATCCGGCGATGGGAGGAATGGACCGGAAAAAAGGCGGTGAAAGAAGGTGGCAAGACCTGAAAAGCTGACACCAGAACTGCAGCAGAAAGTTGTGGATGCCATTCGGATGGGCAACTATATTGAGACGGCCGCGGCCTTTTCGGGAATTAGCAAGGATACTCTGTATCGCTGGTTAAAGCAGGGACGGCGGGCGAAACGGGGGAAATACCGGGAGTTTTCGGACGCAGTAGAAAAGGCGCTTGCTGAATCCGAGATGAGGGATGTAGCCGTGATTGCGACGGCAGCTAAAGAAAATTGGCAGGCAGCCGCATGGAGGCTAGAGCGGAAGTTCCCGGATCGATGGGGGCGGCGTCAAAAGGTGGATGCTCAATTGGAGCATAGTGGGCAGGTGAGTGGTAATGATACAGTCGTTGTCCAACAAATCATCGACGATCCCAACTCCCGGGAGCTTGCCCGACAACTTTTCCGTCGCACAACTCAAGGCGATCTGGGAGGAGGACGCGAGAAATAGTCTCTCCTTTTTCCTGGAGTACACCTCACACGGTCACTGGAAGCCTACACGGGCCGGTCTCAAGGTATGCGAGGTCATGGAGAAAGTGGCCCGTCGGGAGATTGACCGGGTCATCATCAACATGCCTCCCCGGGCGGGAAAGTCCGATGTGGCCACAAAGGGGTTTCCCGCCTGGTATGTGGGCAATTACCCTGATGATGAGGTGATCATCTCCTCCTACGGGGCGAGCCTGGCCGAGGATTTCAACATGGTGGCCCGGGATCGATTCCGGGAGTTTGCGGGGGAGTTGTGGGAACTGGAACTCCACCCCTCATCCAACGGCGTGAAGCAATGGGGGATCAAGGGCCGCAGAGGCGGGGTGAAGGCGGTAGGAGCCGGGGGGCCAGTGACGGGACGGGGGGCCCGTGTGGCGATCATCGACGACCCGTTTAAAGGGGCGGAGGATTCCGGGAGTCAGACCATGCGGGATAAAGTATGGGACTGGTACCGATCGGTTCTTTCCACCCGGCTCACCCCAGACGGGGCAATCGTGATCATTCAAACCCGCTGGCATGAGGATGACCTAGCTGGTAGAGTACTGGCCGAGGCGGAGGAAAACGGAATCCTAGATCGGTGGATGGTTCTTTCTCTGCCTGCCTTATGTGAGGATCCCGACACGGACCCGCTCGGCAGGAAGGAAGGGGAGCCTCTGGTTCCCGAGCGAGGATTCGACCGGAAATTCTATGAGGATAAAAGGCGGGAGACAGGCGAATACTATTTCGCTGCCTTGTACCAGCAACGGCCCGCCCCTGCCGATGGGATGCTGTTTAAGCGGGGGCACTTCCGATACTACGAGGATCAGGGAGATCACTGGCTTCTCTATACCGGAAATGAGCAGACCAAGCGAGTAACCAAGAAGGGGGCCGAGATCTTCCAAACCTGTGATCCGGCCGCAACGGAAAACGAATCCTCCGACTGGTTTGTGCTATCCACCTGGGCCGTGACGCCGGAGCGGGATCTCATCCTTTTGGATGTTCATCGGCAGCGGGCGGAGACCGTCAAGCATATGGACATCATGCGAAACGGATACCTCCGATGGGTACCCGCCTTCCAGGGAGTGGAGCGCACGACCTACGGCCTGAATATCATCCAGGCGGCAAAGAGGGCGGGGCTCCCGATCCGGCCACTCAAGGCCGACCGCGATAAGGTCTCCCGGGCCCGTCCAGTGGTGGCAAGGTACGAGCTGGGCACCGTTTATCATCCTGCCCGGGCACCCTGGCTTGCGGAGTTCGAGGGGGAGTTGCTGAAGTTCCCGAACGGTTCCCATGATGACCAGGTGGACACTGTTTCGTATGCGGGACTATATGTGATCCGGAAATCGGTACAGAAAGGGAGAGTGAAGGTAGGATGAATGATAACTGGAAAGATCTCTCCACATATCAATGTGTGACCTGCCGGTTTTACGTCAGTAAAGAGGATAACATCGGTAGATGCCGAAGACATGCGCCCAAACTGGAAGGGTTCCCCGCTGTTTACCCGTCTGATTGGTGTGGGGACCACAAACTAGCTACGGACTTCAGAACGCGCATAAAGAAAGCCGAGTAAGGAGCCCTCGAGGCTCTTTTTTTCGTGAGGAGGTGAAGCCATGGCCACAATCAAAGACAAGCCAACCACCCGCGCATTTGTTCTGAAAAATGGCGACGTGGTTCCAGCCAGCACGCTGGACCGTTTCGCCGTTAAATCGTTAGCTGAACAGGCGGCAGGATCCCGGCAAATCGAGGATGATCTGTTCGCCAACCAGTACAACGAGATGCAGGTGATCCAGCCACAATACGACCCGGGAACGCTCATCGATGTGATGGACCAAAACACTTACCATTACCGATGTGTCCAGGCCAAAGCGCGGGATGTCACTGGACTGGGGTGGAAGCTGGTTCCCGCATTCAAAAAAGACGAAGAAGATCGGGAGCCTGACGAAACTCAAAAGGCCACCGTGTTGGAGTTTCTCCGTCAACCTCACCCGGAGGAGACCCTCGAAGAAATCCTCTTCAAGTTTTGGACGGACTATGAGGCCGTCGGATGGGCGGCCCTGGAAATCATTCGAAACAACCAGGCGAACCCGCAACAGATCACGGGGCTCCGATGGATTCCGGCGCACACCATTCGCATCCATCGTGATCGGGATCGATACGTACAGATCCGGGGAGCGCGTAGGGTCTGGTTCAAAGCCCTGGGCGCTCCTTTCGACGTGGACTGGAGGACGGGGCTAAAGTTTTTTCCGCCGAATGTCCTCCGACCGACTGGGGTGGAGGGAGTGGAGGACGAAGAGGACCCGTCGATCACTGAAGAACCCATTGCGCCAGAACACCAGGGAACGGAGGTTCTTTATCTTACGAACCATGTGCCATCATCGGACTACTATGGAACCCCCGACGTGATGCCGGCACTGGCCGCGATCCTGGGAGACATCGCCCGGGCTGAATACAATATCGAGTTCTTCGAGAATTTCGGGGTTCCGGCCTATGCGGTGACGGTGATTGGGACCGAACTTGATGATGATACAGTCGCCGCGATCAAGAAATATTTCCAAAAAGATCTTAAGGAAAAGCGCCACGGGACCTTGGTCCTTACTGCCCAGAAGGACCCGGCTCTCGGTGAAGAGGCACAAGATATCAAGATCGAGTTTCAAGCCCTGGCCGTCGATGTGAAGGAGGCCAGTTTCCGCCTCTATAGGAAAGACAACCGGGATGAGGTCCTTTCCGCTCATGGAGTTCCTCCGTATCGCGCAGGGATCGCGGAGGAGGGAAGTCTCGGGGGATCAACGGCAGCTGAATCCACAGAGATATACAAGCAGTCGATCATTCTCCCCCGTCAACAGATCCTCGAGGTTCGGATCACGCGCCACATCCTCCGGGAAGCATACGGTGTCACCGACTGGAAATTTGAGTTTGAACGGATCGACACCCGGGATGAGGAGCGGGACATCGAGATTCTAGAATCCAAGTTCAATCTCGGGGCCCTCACGATCAATGATATCCGCCGGGAGCTTGGACAAGAGGCAATCGATCACCCGCTGATGGATATGCCGTTTATCAACGGAACGCCGCTTGATGAGATTGCGAAAACTCTGGGCCTCCCGCCTCTCTTCGCGGCTTCCATGGGCGTGCCGGCCACGCCTGGGGGAGTCGTCGATCCCATTGGCCTCCTCACTGGGGAACCAACCGGGCAGGATCCGGCCCAGGTGGATCCGGTGGCCCTCCTTAAATCACTCCGGGTCGCCTTCAATGAGGGGGTGAGGAAATGAGAGCCCTCGAAGCCAGCGCCCGGATCACTGATGTTCTGGTTGCTCACGGGGGTCTTCCCGCATACAAAGCGTCGGGGGATGGGTGGGATCAGATCCGGGAGGCCACAGCGATAGCCCTGACAGGGAGTTTGACTCTTCTTCTTGATGGCGTCCTTCACCGGCTCCTTGCCGCGCTCCGGGATCTCGGGTTCATCCCGAACGACCCGGAGAGGCGCAAGGACTTCCTCGACGGATTCCTCGGCCACTTGTACGAGGATCTTCCCGAGGAGGTATCGAAAGCGGCTCTCGAGGCGGCACAAAATGGCCGGATGATTTCCTTCCTCGAACTCCGGAAGCAAACGAAGATTGAGTTTTCCTGGACCGTCTGGGACGAATGGACGGAGAAGGAACTTCGGGACCGGTATTATCGATTCAGCCAGGAGACCGCAGAACGGTTGATAGGGGACGTGGGGAAGGTTCTGGATCGGGCCTATGTGGACGGTCTCGGGATTGACGATGCGGCCGAGGAGCTTCGCAGGGTCTTCCACGACATGGAGGATTGGAATCTCCAACGGATTGCCCGAACGGAGATCAACGCCGCTCAAAACGAGGGGCGTTATCGGTCGTTCCAAGAGTCGGGGGTTGTTGACTATATCCAGTGGGTCACGGCCAAGGATGACCGGGTCCGCTTCATCCCCCGCGATAAAGCCGACCACCGGGTACTCCACGGCGAAGTAATCCGGTTGGGCGAAACCTTCTCCAATGGACTGCGGTATCCGCATGACCGGGAGGGGACACCGCTCAACGAGTTTATCAACTGCCGCTGTACGTTCAGGGCTTATTTCCCGAAGCCCGGGATGTTGATATACAAAACACCCTTTATTCCGTGAAGGAGGTGAGGATGTGGAAGATTGGAAAGACGCCGTCAACGGCGGAAGTTTCGGGGTTAACCCCACTATAACGTCTGGCACCCTCAACGCCGACATGATCGAGATTGAAGCAGATGAACGGATCGACGACGAGCAACGGGCGGGTCTGCTGATCGACTACCTGAAGGAGTTGCGGGAGCTGAACCGTCTGGATATTTGCATTCCCGTTGACATCATGATAGATCGGATTTCCCGCACCTGTGACGCTATCGAAAACATATTGGAGGTGAGGAAATGAGTGCAGAACTGACCGCACCTATTATGGAGAAGTCAAAGGAGAAGCGGATTGTTACCGGACCCGTACTGATCCCCGGCGAGCCCGACTCTGACGGAGACGTTCTCTCTGAAGAACGGATCGAAGAGCTTGCGGACCAGTTCATGGAGGGGTACGGAAACATCGATGTGCAGCACTCCCTGAAGAACGTGGGGAAGCCAATTCGTTCTTGGATTACCGAAGAAGACAAGGTTTATAAGGGTGTCGGCAGGGTTCCCAAGGGTTCCTGGATGATGTCCGTACGGATCCAAGATGATGACACTTGGTCCAGTATCAAGTCGGGAAAAATCAACGGTTTTTCCATCATGGGGATGCGGGAACCGGCCTTCAAGTCGGCAAATGCTGTCGCCGAATACCCGGAAGCCTATGCCGCTGTCGTGAAGTCGGCACAGAAGCGGACAACTCTTGCCGATCTGGGCCCTGACTGGTTTGTCAATGCCGTATCAGTAGTAGATGACCCGGCTGTCCCTAAAGCGAAATTCATTGCGATCAAGTCAAAGGGAGACGAAGGGAGCACCGGGGGAGGGTGGCTGTCGAAGTTTTTTGGCTCAATCAAGGCTGTCCCTCCACAACCGCCACAGCAGGACCAACCACCCCAACAGCAACCACCAGATCAACCGGGGGCGACTCCTTCCGCCGAAGAGGTGAAAGGGGCTATTGAGGTGTTAAATCGGTTTGTGGAGGCACTGAGCGCAGCCCAAGGAGGCCAGCAACCGCAACAACCCGGACAACCTCCGGTGCAAAAATCGAAAGGAGGAAGCGATGTGGATGAAGCTAAATTGCAAGAGATGATCAATGTCGCTGTCAAAGCCGCTATGAAGGAAGCCAATAACGCTCAGGAGGGTGACATCAAGGACAAGGGGAATACAACGGAAAGTGCAGCTCAGGGAGAAACAGGGGGCACGGAGACGGTTACGATCCCGAGGCGGATTATGAGAACCTTGTCTCGCAGGTGAATGAACTTTCTGGGGTTGCCCAGAAGGCGAAAAACACCGGCATGTTCTTCGGCTCTCGTTCCATGTTCGGCCAGGATGGCGAGCAACTCAACGGGGCCGAGAAGTCAAAGCCGGATCCGCTGGAACAGGAAAGTCGTGATTCATTCGGACGCTGGATTTTGCCGCAGAAGTAAAAACCATTTTGAGAAAGGGGTAATAACCCATGAAAACGACGGATGTTGTGGCTAAACTGAATGCCGCAGTAAAAGCGATCACCCGTGCTGATGTTGCCTCAGGTCTATTGACCGTTGAAAAGTCGAACCGATTTATTCGAGTGGTGGAAGAGTCCACTCCTATTCTGAAGGCTGCCCGCCGACTTCCGATGAACTCCCACACCCGAGACATTGACCGGATTGCGTTTTCTCAGCGTGTGTTGCGAGGGCAGAAGGAGAATGAGGAGATCACTAACGAAGCCAAACCAAACACCTACCTCAACAAACTGGAGTCAAAAGAAGTCGGCGGATACGTATCGATTACGGACCACACTCTGGAAGACAACATTGAAAAGAAAAACTTTGAAAATACCGTCCTCGATCTGATGGGTGGACAGGTGGGCCGGGATCTCTCCTATCTCCTGATCCAAGGTGACACGGATCTTACGGGAGACCCGCTGCTCAAAGAGGTGGATGGATGGATCAAGAAAGCAGGGAACGTTTTGACTGCTAGCGGTACTGAAACGGATGATTTTAACCCTACCAAACCGGCTGAGATGTTTTCCGCCATGCTGGACGCCTTGCCCAAAAAGTACTTACAGAACCGGAGCCAATGGCGCTATTACGTCGGTTGGGATATTGATGAGGATTATCGCCAGTACATCGAAGATACCCGCCCGACATCCCTTGGGGATACGGTCCTGACTGGTTCAAACAACCTTGCCTACCGTGGAATCCCGGTTGAAGTTTCCCCTGAATTGCCTGCTGGACAGGCTATGCTGGTTCTCCCGTCCAACATGGTTTACGGTTTGTACCGGGATATCCGAGTAGAGCCTGAACGCTTGCCGAAACTCCGCCGGACGGACTTTGTTGTCACCCTGAGGACCGACTGTAACTATGAAGACGAAAACGCTGTTGTCGTAGCGGAAGGTTACTCGGGATACGTAAGAGGTAGTGGGGCTGCTTGAGCAAAAACCTTGAAAGGATGATTTCACAATGGCATACAAAATTCGTGTAAAAAACACAAGTGACCGGGTGGTTGAGCGTCTCGGGCATGAGTTCCTTCCGGGGAAAGAGGTTGAGGTGGTGGTTCACTCCCGCCGGGATCTCTTGACGATTAAAGCACCAGTCGCACTGGAAGTCGAAGTGGAAGAAGTCAAAGAGAAGGCCACCTCTCGTAAATCTGAAGATGTGGAAAAAGCACCTGCACGCAAGAAGGGGTGATCCCCAATGTATGGTTCAGTTGAAAGCCTGAAGGCCATGACCGGCGTTTCCAAGAAAACATTCAATCTGGACACGGAGGAGGCTGTTGACAGCCTTCTTTCCAATTGGCTGGGACAAATCACTGCAGAGATTGACGCCCGTCTCGGGAAGTCGGTTCCAGCCGGGGACCCTCGCCTGGCGGGGGTGACAGCTGTGGCTGAACGTCGAACCGCGATGCTAGTCGGATACATCCTCCAAAACCGCTCCAATCGTGTGGTAGAGCCTGGGGAGTATTCCACCCGGATCCTCTCCGCCACACAGGTCGTCGAAGGGCTGACAGAGGAACTGATCCCGTATATGGACGACAGCGGAGATGGGAAGCGCATCAAATACGGGGTGTTTCTCGGGACAGACGAATACGTCGAGCCAGGAGGGTCCCCCTGATGCCGATGTCCTGGGACCCCGGCGCATTTGCTGAGCTCAAACGGCGGGCCGGGAAAGCAGCAGCCGATGCGGCCTATATGACGACGATGGAGTTTCACGGCAACATCACCGAGGAGTCTCCGGTGGACCAGGGCCGTCTGCAAGGATCATGGACGATTAAAAAATTGACGGACACCCACTACATTGTAGGGACGTCGGTCCAATATGCGCTGTATCAGAACGAGGGAACCGGTCTATACGGTCCGAAGGGTCGCCGAATCGAGTCCAACAAACCCGGTCGGCGGATCTACGCGGCCCCCGGCAAGGTTTTTCACGCCAACGGTTACTTCTTCCGGTCGTATCAGCAGAAAAACGCTGCCGGGGAGTCCCGGGCGCCGATGGCTTGGAAAGGAAAAGGCGGTGGGATGATCTTTGCGATGTCCACCCGGGGAACCGGGAAGCATAAAGGCTTCGTGGAACGGGCCGTGGCGCAGACCGAGCAGAAGAAACCGGATCTCGTCCGCCTGGCTAAAGAAAGGAATGGACTCTGATGGGATACGCAATTGAAAACCGGACGATTGCCGACATCCGGCGGGACATCCGGGACGCGATCAAGGCACTCCTCAAGGGGGAGCAGGTGGAAGGCGGACGGCTTTTTGAGGTATTCCTCCACTATGGAACCGCCATTGACGCCGGGGACGCTGATAACCTTCCTCTCGTATGGATGATCCCACAATCCTACACACCGGAGGTCATCGGTGGCCACAAGGCGCAGCATAATATCCCCTTCGAATTTGTATGTGTTACGTACAACTCTGACGACCCTGAAGCCGGGAAAGATGCGGCGGAGGATCTCGCTTCAGCGGTTTATGACATTTTGATGAGGGATCGATCTCTCGGAGGTCGCGTCGCAGACGTGATCCCCGGGACGATTGATCCCGCTTTTGAATTTGGGGGAAATCCGGCAACCTTTGCGGCCGCCGTGAATTTCTCCTACCCTATTTTGAGGAGGGAATGAGATGGCAATCACTCGCTATTTTGGCTTTGCACCGGAAACTGAATTTGGCGTTGCCGCTGCTGCCCCAGTCCACACGATGGACCCCGAGTCGGCAGAGATGGACCCCTCTGGGGACAACGCCCTGATCTACGAGGGGATGTCCGGGATTGACCGAATCCAAAAACCAGCTCCTTATATGTCGGAGGGTTCGATCTCTTGTCTGGTGGACGACAAAATTTTCCCTTGGTTCTTCAAGCTTCTTCTGGGTGGATATAAGAAAACCGGTACGGAGACAGGGCCTTTTACGCATCAATTTTTCCCCCACACCAAGAGCCTGATGGACTCCTTCACAGCTTTTGTAGGGAAGGACGTATTTGAGCATGTTTTCCCTGGGATGGTGGTTTCCTCGATTGAGCTGGAAATGGACCGGGGGTTCTTGACGGCTTCGGTGGAGTTTTTGGGTGGAAAAGACGAGAAGGGAGCCCTTCGTGCTCCGGTGTTCAACGAGGGAAATGTGTTCGCCAACCACGAAGTCACGGCCACCCTGGCCGGGGCGGATGGTTCTGCCGTCGTGGATGGGTTCACCTTGACGATTGAGAACAACGCCGATAACGAAGCTGGAATCACGATTGGTTCCCGGTTCCCTCGTCGGGCCTACCGGGGGGCCCTGTCGGTGGAGTTGGGTCTCAACCTATCCTTCTTTGACACCTCCAATCTAGAACGGTTCTGGGGGACAGCCACTGGGCCGACAACAGGGCCAGCTTTGTCTGAGCATCCCTTTGTCCTCAACATTGGCGACAACATGTCGATCACGATTCCACGATCGGTCTACAACGAATTGACCCAACCCGTCGGGGGGCGGGATCGGATTGAGCAGGAGGCCACCATCCGGGGCTTGGCTGAGGTGGATCCATCAACCGGAGAAATCACGGGGCCGGTTGAGATCTCTGTCACGAACGATAAAGATGGTTACGGTGAAGAGGCTTCATGAAACACATAAAAACGGAGGTTAAAAACATGGCTAAAAAGTTTACACCGGAGATGCTGGCGGGTCTTTCCTATAAAGAGGCGGTCATTGTCAAGAATGAGCGAACCGGAGAAGAGTTTTCGTTTGAAGTTCGCCCGCTCACCCACTTGGAGGCGGAGGAAGTGAAGGGAATTGCGTCAGGAGGGATTCGGTCGGAAATTTCCCAAATCGGGAAAAAGGGAAAGATGCGGAAAGAGGAAATGAAAATGGATGTGGCTGCCGTCACCCGTGCTACGGCTCAAGCGGTACGCAAGGCGGCGATTCTCGGTCTCTCGGAGGAATGGAACCCGGATCAGGTGATCGCCCTTCCCTCTGCCTGGATCGACGAGATCGGCGGCAGGGTAATGGAGATTTCCGGTCTGGGTAACCCGAATAAGGATAACGAAGAAGAGGAGGACGAAGAGGACGCCGATTCCTTTCGTGAGGAATCATCAAGAGGCGTATAACTTCTATGTGTTGGTCCGCCATCTCCGACTCCAACCCTCCGAATACGCTAAACTGACCGTCCTGCAAAGGGCGGCTCTTTTGGTTCACTGGAACGAGGAACAGAAAAAGCAGGAAAAGGCCATCAAGCGGGCCCGGAGCGGACGCGGCCGCCGACGATAGAAAGGGGGGGGAGGATATGGCGAAGAAAAAAGATGTCATCCAAATCATCATCGATGCCGTGGATAACGCCTCCGGCATGTTCGACGACATTGAAAAAACGGCGAGGCGGTCGATGAAGCAGGCGGAAAAGCACGTAGGAGGCTTTGAGAGTCGTTTCCCGAAGATGGATCGAGAAATTGACCGTTCCATGAAAAATGCAAAAAAGTCCGTGGATGACTTCGGTCAAAGCTTCCCTGATCTCGATCAGGAGATGGAGCAGGTCTTCCGGAAATCCAGCAAATACACACGCCGAGCCTATCGTGAATACTACGACCTTCAACGTCCGATTAAAAACCTTCCGGATCATTTGAAGCCTTTTGAACGTGAAAACCGAAACATGGAAAAATCCATTCGGCGCATGGGGAAAACGACTACGCTCTCTTTTGCTGAGCTCCAAAATGCAGCCCTTAAATCCCGGGTGGAAATGAGCAAAATCACGAAGGTCTCGAAATCCGGGAAACAAGCAACAAAGACGATTCAAGGTTTAACCGAAGCCACCCGAAAAGCACAGGCCGCCGCTATCGGGCTGAATCGAAACGGAACCGTCAAGATCAGTGCCAAGGAAGCCACCAAGCACATGCAGGATTTTGAAATTGCTATGAAAAACAGTCACCGGGAACTTGAACGGCTCAAAAAGGCCGGTGACTTCGGCTCTTATCAGGCGGGGATGAAGGTGGCAGCCGTTCGAGCTCGGGAGATGCGGATGGCCTTGCGGGCGGCGTCCGGAGATGCACGCTATATGCAACGGGTGATGGCGGATCTCGGTTGGGCCACTTCCGATATGGCAAACCGTTCCGCAGTCGCCATGGAGGCCTATAAAGATCGGTTCCTCCGATCGGTGGACCGAATGAATGCCCGGACGACGCTTTTCCAGAAGCAGATGGATTTATTGGGAAAAGAAGTGAAGTTTATCCCCTTTCTCGACAAGGGGTTCATGCGGATCGGGAACCGGTTGGAGGAGATGGCGAAGAAAGGAACGGCGGCGAACCTGGCGATTTCCCAGCTGGGCCGGAATGCTTCGATGGCTGATTTGCGGAAACGGATCCAGATGATCAACCAAGGATTATCCAACTTGACTGCCACTCAAATCGGGTCCCTAGTGATCTGGGGCTTGCTCACCTTCGGACTGGCTTATCTGGCTACTGTACTTGATAAACGGGTTGTTCCAGCCTTTGAGAACTTTAAAAATACATGGCTTACAGCCTTAACTCCACTTGCTGAAGCATTCACCACCTATGTCATTCTCCCGTTTCTGAAGGCACTCACCGCTATTGGAAACTTCATCAACTATTTGAATGACATCAATCCGGCACTCAGCCAACTCGGTGGTATGTTTCTCTGGGTGGCTTCTGCCTTGATGTTTTTCCTATCACCCTTGGCGGTAGGGATCGGGCTGACCGGAGGGATGCGGGCGGCTTTCACCGCCTTGTGGACGACCATAAAGCCCTTTGTCCTTGGGTTCCTCAGGGTGGCAGGGGCGGCTATGTTCTGGGCAACAGTGATTGTTGGAGTGGTGGCAGCAATTACCCACTTGTGGAAAACCAATGAAAACTTTCGGAACGCCGTCATGAATGTCTGGAACGCCATCAGGAACGCAGTGATGGCAGTAGTGGATGTGGTTAAGCCTTATGTGGTTTCCGCTTGGGAGTCGATGACCGGGGGAGCCAATTCAGCCCTTCAGACTATGGGTGATAAGGTGGCCACAGTTTTCAACTGGATTGCGGACGTAATCCGATCCGTTACTCCTTATATTGTTCAAGCCGTCAAAACCGCCATCAACATCATCAAGAATGTTTGGAATGACATTAAGCCGGGAGTCCAGGCCGTTGTACAGTGGCTTTTGGAACGCTGGAACACGGTCAAATCGTGGTTTCAGTCCAATGGCCCTGGGATCCTGGACGGTCTCAAGCAGGCATGGGAGACGATTAAACCTGCGGTGACGGCAGTGGTCTCTTTCATCCAACAAATCTGGGGTCAGCTGGTCGGCTTCTTCAACGAACACGGAGCCATGATCCTCCAAGCCCTGACGAATGTATGGAACGTGATTGGAACCGTGATTCAAACCGCCATGACTGTCATCTTGGCGATCATGCAGTTTGTATGGCCGTTTGTGGAGATGCTCATCGTTTCCGTTTGGAACAATGTCAAAGGGGTGATTCAGGGAGCGATCGGAGTGATCACCTCGATCATTCAGATTTTCTCAGCTCTGTTCACCGGGAACTGGTCGGCTCTCTGGGATGGGATCCTCAATCTTCTGAAGTCAGCATGGCAACTGATCTGGAATGGATTCCAGCTCTTGCTGTATGGACGATTGGTCAAGGGCGTCATGCTCCTCGGGAAAAGCCTCAAGGGGATTTTCACCGGGAGCTGGAGCGCGATCAAGGGTTTTCTCACTTCCATTTGGTCTTCGATCGTCTCCGCTGGACGAAGTCTTTGGAACGGGTTGAAATCCACGGTGTCCACACTCATGAAATCTCTCGGATCGGTCCTGAAAGGAATCTGGAACAGCATCAAAGGGGTGGCGGTCTCCGTCTGGAATGGGATCAAAGCGGTCGCCTCCTCTGTGTGGAATGGGATGAAATCAACCATCACCGGTATTGCCAAGGCGATCTGGAACGCGGTGAAATCGACCTTCAACTCGATGAAAAATACCGTATCCTCCATCTGGAAGAGTATCCGATCCGCCGCGTCTTCGGCATGGAACGGCATCAAATCAGTAATCTCCAATGGGGTTCGGTCGGCTTGGAATACGATCAAAGGATATGCCGGGTCGTTTCTGTCCGCCGGTAAAGGACTGTTGGATGCCCTTGCTCGGGGAATCCGACGGGGGCTGTCTTCCGCGATCTCGGCGGTGAAAGGCGGAATGCAAAAGATTCGCTCGTTCCTCCCCTTTTCACCGGCCAAGGAGGGGCCGCTTTCTGATCTGGATAAATCGGGGGAATCGTTCTTTCCAACCTGGGCGGATGGGGTAACCAAGCAGGTTCGGCCGATGGTACGCACAGTGGAATCCGGGATGGAAGCAGCAGCCATTGCAGTTTCCCCTGCCTCTCAAGGTACTGTCGGGTCCGCTCCAGTCTCCCGAGAGCGGCCTCTTAATGTTACGGTCCATTTCCACGGGGATATCCGAGTGGAGGAGACAGGATTGTCCCGGAATGGCCGGAGTCGATTTGCTGAAACGCTTGCTGACCGGATTGATGAAGCGATGGGCCGGATTCAAGCTCGTCGGCAAGTGACTGCTTGGGGGAGGAAGTGATGGATCATGATTGGTTTCACCTTTGCAAACAAACACAATACCGAAATGGGTCTTGAAGTTTTGAACATCAAACGGCCCATCCTTGCCCCCTTCAGGTGAAGAAGACCAAAATCCCTGGGTTGCCTGGGGATGCGGATCAAGGGGTGGAGATGGATGGGCTGGAGATTCCCGTGGAAGTTATTTTGGCCGGGGATTCTCATCAGGACTATCGGGCTCAGGTCCGGAAAATTGCGGCTTGGCTCTACAACGGGGGCTTCACGGCCCCCCTAATCTTTGATGATGAGCCGGATAAAAAATATCTGGCCCGACTTTCCGGGTCGACAGATTTGGAACAGATCATTGCCATGGGACGGGGAGATCTGGTGCTTTACTGCCCGAACCCAATTGCAATCGGAAAGACGACCCGACAGCAGATCTCCGGGATTGGGATTGGGGAAATGCATTCCACAGTGGCTGACTTCTCCAATGGAACCTTGCGAGATATGAAGCCCATAAAAATGAACGGAACTGGGGAGCTTCATTTATCAAAGTATGCGGATGCACCATGGAAGCATACGGTTGACTGGAGTGAAGGGACCTATTCCGGCATGATGAAGACTTCCGACGGAAAGCTCACCCTGGAAAGAGGAGAGGGGGCACACCGGAGGATCACCACGACCACAGACTGGAATGGATACAGCGAAAATAGCAATACCAAGGGGGATTCCAACAAGCTGATATTGGACAACCTTCCCCTCTATTACATGCAAGATGACATGAGCGCATACAGGAGCCAGGGGTGGAATGACACCCTCTTTTCTGATACCCGGTTAGGGACGATTGAACAAAAGACCGGATATATGAGTCTAAATAAAACCGGGACCGGGGATGATTCGACGGTCATGGTATTCAAAAATAGGGGGATTCAGGCGCTTGACCGAACGGTCCTTCTTCACGTCCGGACAACGACAAGCAGTTGCCGGTTTCAGTTCGTAGATAACGGGCTTCTTTGGAACGTATTTGCCGAATACCGGAGATAGTTGGAGATGGTTCCGGATTGATTATGCAGATACGACAACTGCAAAGTTATATCAGCTTGGGAACCCAACTCCGATTCAAACCATCACCGAGGGAACACAAACACCAGCACAAGACCGTTTCGCTCTCATACTTGGTGACGCTGTAACGGGAAGGGCGGATGTCTCAGCAGTTTATTACGGAAAAACCTCCACCTTCCCGGCATTGGACGTTTCCATCTTATCTGGGTATGCAAGATATCAGATTCCGCTGGATGAAGTTCAATTTCCGGGTCAAAACACTCTCTCGTTTAACTGGACAAAACAAACCGGGATTGAAAGCGAACCTCAAACTGTGCGGGTTATGACCCGACTTCTAAGAGCGGATGGCTCCACCACCGAATGGATCATAACTCCAAGCGGTGGTAGTATACCGGGTATATTCACGGAGGGTCCGTTTGGCCCAGGCGACATCCTTGAGGTGGAAGTGGTCCTATCTACCACTGACTTGGGATATTCCCCAGAGGTTACTGAGCTTACTGTGGATATAAATGCTTCCTATAGAAGCCAAGGAACGTGGAAGGCAACATACACTGGATTCCGGTCTTTAACTCGAGTGATCAGGAGCCTGATGCAATGGGCGGCCTTTATTCCTTCGGAGAGTTGCACATTGGAGATCTGGGTGAAATGGATGGATGGGGAAAACACCTACGGTCCTTATCAGGCTGTACGAGGTCAACCTATTCCATGGGTCACAAAGGAGGCAAATGTCACCAACGCCACCTTGGAAGTGGAGGTACGAGCAACCACAAGGGTTTCTTCTCTTTCACCGGAGTTGTCCTCCCTAAACATGGAGATGGAGTCGGGATATAAGCCGGAGGGGGAATGGATCTCTCCCGGCAAAGACATCAGTGCTATCGGGGAAGTCGGGAACTCTCGGATTTATTGGGAAGAGGATCATGTGGACCCGAGTAAATCGGCTCTAGAGGTATTTGTGGGGTATTCCGAAGCAGGCCCTTGGATTCCGGTTTCAAATAAATCCGTAATCCCCGGAGCGGAGGCAGGAGTCGATGTCACCGGGAAAACACTATATACCCGAGTGCGGGGGATATCCATGGATCCCGGATATACGCCAGAGCTGGAAATGCTGGCGTGGGAGGTCTCCCAGCTAACGGACATTGATCTGGACAACCATGGGACGGCCAACGCCGATGCGATTTTTACCGGCAGAGTTGTCAATGCGACAAACTACCTTCAGATTGTCCACATTCAGACCGGGCGACAGATCTTGTTGAATTACAGCTTTAAGCCCGGGGATGAGTTTTTGGTCAACTGCGAGACGACGGAGATTCGGATCAACGGGAGTGCTCGAGACGGACAACGGGCGTTTGATTTGCCTTCACGGTGGATTGAACTCCTGCCCGGTTATAACTCCTTCGAGGTGCAACCTGCCGGGGTAGCGGAGATTTTCTGCGATTGGACAGAGAGGTGGCTGTGATGACCAGAACACATGAAATTCAAGCAATTCCTAAGCATTCAAACGGTCCAGCCATGATTGCCATTCTGGATAAACGGACAGAGGAGAGGGTTGCCACCGTAGGCGGCCCGATTGCCCCCGGGTTTGAACCCATTTTCAAGGATGGAGAAAACGCTGAAATCTCTCTGGACTTCTATACTCGGGCGGATGCGCAAGGGGTGGAGCATCTTGGAGATTGACGAACTGGATTACGAAAAAGATGAACAAAACAATTCCTATGTCCGGGCCATCTGTCAGGATCAAATGGCAATCGAATTGGAAGATGATTGGATTCACAAGGTGGAGATCGAGAACCAATTAGCCGGGGAAGCTTTGCGGGCGGTTCTGGATATGTCGGAAAGTCGGTGGAAACCGGGTCGAATTTCGCTCACCAATAGGGCTACACTGGAGCCGCTCATCAGCAAGTCAGCGTCCGAAGCCCTGAATGAGCTGGTCAAAGCATATGGGGGGATCATTCGGGCCCGGGTTACCTTTGAGGGTGGGAAAGTAACCGGACGATATATTGATTGGTACGCAGAAGAAGACTGGGAGGACTTCACCGGGATTCGTTGGGAAGAGGGGCGGAACCTCCAAAAGATCAAGAAAACCGTGGTTCAGCGATGGGTGAAAACATCCATCATCCCCTATGGAAAAAAGCTGGATTCTAACACGGTCTATTGGATTGTCGTCCAGCGGACCACAAATAAGACCACGGCCCAGAACACCGTGAATGCTCTCAAGGCGAAGGGGTTTAAAGAGGCGGATTACGTAGAGGAAGAATCGGAGTACGTAGTTCGGGCCAAGGTCTACAAAATGAAAGCCTGGGCGGAGAAAGAACTGTATGTCGTTCGGGAAAAAGGTTGGCCTCAGGCCACGGTTGAGGAGAAGCAACTGGATGGCAGCGGTGGAATCGAGCAGAATCCAGCAGGCAACGACGGGGAGTACATTACGATCAAGGATGTGGAATGGTCACGGGACAAAGGACACCCTTATGATAAGCCCAAAGGGGAGGAGTTCATGGTGGACCCGGAGGCCGTTCAGATCTGGGGGCGGCCCAATTATGACGGTTCTTCCCGCCACCGTTGGGCGCAAGTTCATTGGGATGAGATTGAGGAACCGGAAGAGTTGGCGGAAGCCGCTGCCGAATGGCTCAAAGAGCACAACCATGAGTATGCCACCTATGAGGCCGAGGTGGTTGACCGCTCCATGGAGCCCGGACGCTCTCATGAGTCTATCCGGTTGGGGACGGCGGGGCATATCATTGACGATTCATTCCGCCCGCCGATAGAGGTTCGGGTCCGGGTGATTGCACTAGAAGTCAATCTGAACGACCGAACCCAGGTCAAGATCACTCTCGGGAATTTCACTCCATCCGCTCTTGAAACGGTGTCCAATGTGGATAAAGAACTCCAGAGAAAGGTGAGCAAGGGAGCACCCATTACTCTGTTAGACACTACTGTCCAGACTACAAAAGACCGACTCCGAAGATCTCGAGGTTACAAATATGAATCCGAGACGATGGGGACGATCTGGTCTGACGGTCCTTACGGAGATCCCGAAACGCAATCTTATGTTCAGGTGAAAGGCGGAATTATTGCTCTGGCAGATCGGTGGGATCCAGTGGCCGGAGAGCCTGACTGGAGGACGGGAATCACGGGAAGCGGAATATCCGCCGATATGATCACGACCGGGACACTGAATGCCGAACTTGTGAATATCGAAAGCGTGAACGAAGTAGGCTCCCGTTTGATTCGCATGAATAACGGTGAGTTGCACACCTATACCAACGATGTGAAAACAATGAAGGTCGGCGGTTACTCCGTGCAAATCTTCGATCATGGCGACTTTGACCCGAACCCCAACAATGACATGGTCGGACACCTTGCCATGTCTTGGAGGGGCACCACCGGAGACGGCCCAGGTGAGGCGAGCTTAAGAGGATTGGCCCTCTCAACCTTGAAAGATTTTGTTCGCATCACTCAAGACGAGTATGACCCAGAAAGAGGATATTACACTATCAAAAAGACTGGGTTTGGAGCGTTTTTCACTTCTCCCCCGTATGAAGGATGGCGCAACGGATGGGCGCAAATCCAACTCCCATACACGTTCTTTGGCGAGTCCTCGGCACACATCGATGCGAACAATCATTCAAGCGGGGATGCCGCCATTAGACTGAAGGCGGATCAGGACAGTTATATTTTTGTTCGATCAAATGGAGAGGTTCATATACAGTCCGGAGGATTAGCGAAATTGCGTTTTATGCCGAATCATTATGTAACGACAAACGGCATTCAACATCATGCTTTGCTAATCCGTGGTTGGAGTGATAACAAGTGGTATCCCGTAGAGGTTCGACCCACACCGGTAGATTTTTAAAATAACCGGACAATGGAGGTGCAAGACGCAATGGAAAAACCATTTGAAGTGGTCAAGAGGGAGACAGTAGAGTCGATCTCTCAAGTGTTAGAGGACAGCAAACTCCCGCCGGGTATTCTGGTCATGATCCTGGAAAAGATGGCGGGGTTCCTTCGACAGCAAGAACAGGTGATCGTCGACAAGTGGGATCGAGAAAGTGCAGAAAAAATTGTTGAAGGCAAATCTTTAGATCAAGAGGTGAGTTGAGTGGAATACAAGATCATCGTCGGTGTAGGCGGGGCGACCGCCTCTTTTTTATGGGGAAGTTGGGATGCATTGCTAACTACTTTAGCGGTTTTTGTCGGGATCGATTATTTGACTGGAGTAGTTGCAGCTATCAAGGAGAAAAGGTTGAGCAGTGATGTAGGTTTTTGGGGTATTGCCCGGAAAGTGTTCATTTTCGCTTTGGTTACTGTCGCTCACAATTTGGATCTCCATCTTCCGTCGATCCTCCCCATCTTTCAGGAGGGACAGCACGTCCTCCGGGATGGGGTGATTTTGTTCTACCTCGCAAATGAAGGGGTTTCCATTTTGGAAAACGTGGGGCGGTTGGGTGTGCCCATCCCGGAGATCATCCGCCAAGCCTTGAAGCAACTCCAGGAAAAAGGGAAAGGAGAGGGAAAGTAATGGCAAGCTTTGAAACTTACGGAGGACAAAAGATCAAAATCGATTTCATCAAAGGACTGCCCCGGGCTCCTTTTCGTCTGGGCGTGGATAAGTATGAGCTGGTAGTCATGCATGATACTGCCAACATTGCACCGGCGAAAAACCAAAGTGCATATTTCCACCGTGAGTGGAAAAAGCGTGAAGCCTTTGTTCAGTTTTTCGTGGACAAGGATGAAATCATCCAGAATGCGTCCATAAAATACCGGGCATGGGGTGCTGGCAAGTGGGCCAATGACCGGGGGGTCCATCTGGAGTTATGCCGGGAGTCTTCCAAGGCAGACAAGCTGAAGGGCTATAAGAAGTGGGTCAAGCTGGCTGCCTGGCTACTATGGCGGCGGAAATTGGGTGTGATTTGGGGGAAAACTCTGGTGACCCATAATTGGGTATCCAAGAATAAAGGAGGTACAAATCACGCCGATCCGGACGCGTACCTGGCAAGTTTCGGGGTATCGATCAATCAGATGGTGGCTGATGTGAAAAAGGAGTACAACGCATACGCGGGCGGGAAAAACAAGGAGCCGGAGAAGTGGGACGGGAAGAGCTTCCCGGGTCGTTCTGCCTTTCAAATTGGGAAATCCCACCCGGCGGTAACCGTACTTGGTCAGCGTCTGGTGGCCCATGGATTCGGTAGCTATTACAAGGTTGGCCCGGGTCCGACATTCACAGAAGTGGACAAAAAAGCCTGTGCGGCCTTCCAGAAGGCGCAGGGGTGGTCCGGTAGCGACGCGGATGGCTACCCAGGGCCAGAAACTTGGAAACGTCTTATGGCTACCACGAAGGGGGAGAAGAAGCCAGACCCGAAACCGGACAAGTTGATCCGAGTGAAGGTGGGCGGCAAACAGGTGGGAGCTTTTGCGGATCCCGCCAACGCTGTGAATGTGGTAAAGCAGAACGTGAAAGCGGGAATGACAATTGAAATGAAATGACAAAAGCCGGGTGGGGAGCGATCCCTACCCGGCTTTATTTTATTTGAATCGAACATCAAAGGACGCCGAGCTCCCAAAAACGATCGTCATCTCCTTGATTTCCTCGGGAATCAACCGGGACCCGACGGGGGCATTCAGAAAAATATCCGTCTCCAATTTGGAGCCTGGCTTCATTCCTTTCTCTTCATATTTCTGCAGTGGTTTATTGGCGGCATGGATCAGGAGATTATCCGGTGTGTGGAAGTAGATGTTGGGTTTCTTGGGAACCTTGATTGTTTTTTTGCTGGTGTTTTCAAAGGTGAGATGAACAATCACCCCGGTTTCAGTAGCCTCTACCCGATGAAGAGTGATTTTGAGGCCATCCCCATTTGTTTGGGATTGGTTTGTATCGACGCTTTTAGACGGCGGCGGGAGTTCTTCTTTGGTTCCCGTGAGATCGGGCTGATCATCAGGGGGTGGGGTATCGGCAGTGGGGCTGCAGGCCATAAGGATACTAACCAGAAAAATGAACAGGGTGGTCACTTTTTTCAT